CCTCGATCGCGATGATCTGCTGCTCCTCCGCCGAGGTGCCCGCGCCGCCGGGGTCGGCGATCGTCGCGGCGGCGGTCTGGGTCTTCTTCACCCACTGCTCGTCACCGTCGAGGGTCGCCTCGGCCTGGAGGTAGTAGTGGTCGATGCACGCCAGGTTCGCGGTCGTCCCACCGCTCGCCGCGGTGTGCTGCTTCAGCGTGATCGTCGGGTCGTCACCGGCAGTGCCGGCGCCCTTGACGACGAGGATCGTGCAGCCGCCCGCGTTGCGCAGCGACACGCGCTTGCCGGTGGTGGCAGCGCTGGACAGGTCGGCAGGTGCGGCGCCGATGCTGACGTCGAAGAGCCGGCCGAGTGCTTCCATGGCCATGGAGGTGTGTCCTTCCTGGAGTTGGGAGAGTTCCTGACCCGGGGGTCAGGAGGTCTCGGCCTTCAGCTCGACGAACGGGCTGAGCGTGTTGCCGCCGTTCTGCGGGGTGATCGCGGACTTCAGCCAGGGGCGGCCGTCGACGCGCTGGATGATGCGGAACGTCGTCTTGTCCGAGCCGAACTGGTAGTCGGTGGACGAGTCGGCGGTCATGGTCTGGCGGTCACCGACGAGGTAGTAGCCCAGGTCAGTGAAGGCGAGGTCACCGCGGGAGCCGAGGGTGCCGCCCTTCTCGGTGATGATCAGCGGCCGCCCGAAGAGGGTCATCGGGTGCGGAGACGCGGCGTTGACGACGAACACGCTGTTGCCGCCGGTGCCGACCGACATGGCCATCTGGAGGAGCTGCGGCAGCGCGTCGGGCGCGCAGGTCCACACCGCGCGGGACAGGCTGCTCGGGAGCATACGGGCGTACATGTTGACGACGTCCGCGTAGTTGATCTCGTTGGCCGTGGCGCGAGGCACGGCGATCGCGGCGTCGTTCTGCGCGCCACGGAAGCCCATCGGCTCGCCGACACCCGTGCCGGTCATGAACTTGGCGTCCTCTTCGAACGCCAGGGCCTGCGGCCACAGCCGCTCCAGCAGCCCCATGAAGCTGATGATCGAGTCCTGGAGGAGCTCGTTCGGGACAGCGCTCAGGCCGGTGAGCTTCTTCGCGTCCAGCTCGATCCGCCCGAACTGCGGGTTGGAGTCGGTGAGCGCGGCGCCTTCCTCGCCCCAGTAGGTGACCATGCCGCCGAACACGGAGCCCGAGTTCGTGGTGGAGTCGATCATCGGGAACGGCACACGGGCCGAGTCCATCGGGATGACCGTAGCCAGCGGGCGGACGATCGCCATCTCCAGCGCGATCTCCAGCAGCTGGCTGCGGAGCACCTCCGGCACCAGGAACCCGCCGTCCGCCGGCGACACCGACGAAGCGGCGTTGCGGAGCTCGGCGAGCTTGGCCCCGTCGGCGCGGGTGTTCTTGTGCCAGATGTTCCGCACGTAGTCGATGCCGTCCGCGAACAGCTTGTCGACCACCGCGCCCGGGGCGGCCGCGTTGTGCGCGGTGCCCTGCCGGTGCGAGGTGAGCATGTTCGCCCGGCCGGCGCGGCCGTTCTGCGGGTCGAGGTTGAGGCGCTTGACCTGGTTGGTGTCCTGGTCGTGGTCGCGGAGGAAGTTCGCGAGTTCGCGCTGGAGCTCCGTCTTGACCAGCTTGTTCAGCTCGGTGTCGTCGCCCTGCTGCTTCTGGGAGTAGGCGGTGATGAAGTCCGTCAGCGCCTTGGGCGTCTCGACGACGTCCTTGGCCTTGGCCGGGTCGGCGAGCATCTCCGCCAGCTCGGCGGCGTTGCTCGGAATGGTGGGGGTTGCCATGCTGCCTCCTTCAGGCTGCTTCCGTCGCCGAGCTGGCCGCCGACGTGCTGTTGATGAGATGGGCCACGGCTGCGGCCCACGGGTCTGGTTGGGGCTGGACGAGCCCGGCGACCGCAGCTGCCCACTCGTCCACGGGCTCGGGTTCGGTGGCGGGCGCCTCCGGCTCCGGCACAGCGGCCGACTCCTCGGGGGCGGGTTCGACGGGCGCGGTCTCGGCAACCGGCTCGACTGGCGTGGTGGCCTCGGCGGGCGACGCCACGGCTGCGGCGAGCTGGGCGGCGATCTCCTCGCCGATCAGCGACCGGATGTCCTCGGTGAGCGTGGCCTCGGCCTTCGGCTCCTCGCGGCGGGGGCCGGTGTAGCCGTACGCGGCGAGGTCCCAGGCATGGGCCATCTCCGGCTCGGGCTCCTCTTCGGGCTCGGTCGGGGTGCCGGACTTGGGGGCCTGGACGGCTTCGTCGGCGAGGCCGTTCTCGACGGCGTCCTCGGGGAGGTACCAGGTCTCGGCGCGCATGCGCTCGCGCCACTGCTCGCGGGTGCCGCCCGCGCGGGAGGCGTAGGCGTCGGCGATGTTGTCGGAGATGAGGTCGAGGAGTTCGGCCATCTCTTCCATGTCCGCGGCGTTGCCGAGGCATACCCCGGACGCGTCGTGGATCATGAGCATGGTGTTGGGGCCCATCTCGATGCGGTCCCCGGCCATCGCGATGACGGAGGCGATGGAGGCGGCGATGCCGTCGACCTGGACCGTGATGTTCGCAGGGTGGGAGCGCAGCGCGTTGGCGATGGCGATGCCCTCGAACACCGACCCGCCCGGGGAGTTGATCCGCACCCGCAGGTTCGGCGCCGTCACCCCGCGCAGGTCGGCGATGAACTGGTCGGCGGTCGCGCCGTACCAGCCCCCGACCTCGTCGTACAGCATCACCTCCGCCTCGTCGCCCGAGGAGTTGGTGATGCGGTACCAGGAGCGGGCCTCGATGCCGAGCTGCTCCCGCTGCTTGGCGGCCTGCTCCCGCTGGCGGGCCTGGAAGGTGGCCGCCTTGCCGGGCAGCGAGATGTTCATGAGCCCTCTCCCTTGCGTCCCCGCTTGACGACCTTGCAGCGGCAGTCGTTGCCGTACTCCGCGCCGGTGCAGTGCACGTAGCCGGAGCCGCCCGGGTAGTCCCGGTAGGCGGCGGCCCGGTTGCGGTAGAGCTGGCCGTCGTTGTCGCGGCACGGCTGGCAGGTGTTGTCGTCGATGACCGCGACCGCCTGCCACCGCTGCGCCGCCTCGATGTCCCCTGTGAGGCCGGCCACGGTCTCGCCCCACGCGTCGGTCGGCTCGTCCTCAACGGGCGGGCCCGGCACGGCAGACGGAGGGGCCGGAGCAGACGCGGGGTCGTCGGGGACGTCGAAGCCGAGCATTGGCAGGATCTTGCTGGCGAGGGCCGCGGGGGCGGCCTTGACCAGGTCGATCAGCAGTTCCTTGTCCGGGTCTGCGTCTGGCTGCCCGAAGGGCACCTGCGGCAGGCCGAGCGCCTCGACGACCGCGGGCCCGTACGCGCCGACCTCGATCAACGCCTTGGCGGCGTTCGCTTTCGACTGGAGCTCTGCGGCTTCGGTCTCGGGGTCGGGCGGGGTGGGGTTCTCGTAGTCGAACTCCAGGCCCTCCGCGGTCTTCCCGAACATCGGCAGGAGCTCGAAGTTGAGCGCCGCCTTGATGCGTTCCAGCCGCGGGATGGTCTGCTGCTCCGCGAACCAGGCTTTCGCTGCGAGGGCGGAGGCGCGGTTGATGTCTTCGAAGTCGCCGATGGCCGACTTGGAGATGCCGTACGCCTCGCGGATCCGGTCGGCGGTGGCGCCGCGCAGCTCCACGAACTGCATGTCTCGCTGGCTGATGGTGCGGTCGATCCACTTGCCGTGCTCCAGGATCGCCACCCTGTGCGCGTTGCCGACACCGCGGTGCTGCTCGTTCCAGCGTTCCCGCAGCTCGTCGAACTGGGTGTCGCTGAGTGCGCTCGGCACCTCGATGATGCCGCCCGGCTGCGCCGAGTTGACGAAGAACGCGCGCGACCACTCGGCGGCGTACCGGCTGGTGTCGAGGTCCGGCAGGATCGACAGCACTGGGCTGAGGCCGCGGTACGGGTCGAGCGGGTTTGGCCGGCGCAGCTGGATGACCTCGTCGAGCTCCAGCGGTATCTGCTCCCCGTCGGGCGACGTGTACACGTAGCCCTTGAGGAACCGCTCGGGGTCGGGGACCGGGGTGATGCGATCGGGCCGTACGGGCCACATCTCCAGCGGGATGTTCACGCCAGGATGACGGGCGATGACCCACCAGGACTCGCCGGTGAGGTCGTAGTGCTGCGTGGAGGACTCGACGAACTCCTGCCGCGGCATGAAGCCGTTGGGGCGGTTCCACAGGTCGAGGGCGGCGTGGGAGGTGACCTCGACGCGGTCCTCGTCCCGGCCTGACTTGGCTTTGCGGTACAGCTTCCAGTCGACCAGCGCGGTGGCGTTGCTGGTGCGGTCGACGATCGCGAACAGGGTCCCAACGGCGGACATGGCGCGCATCTGGCCCTCGGCGGTACGGCTGCTACCGAAGATGCCGTAGCTCTGCGCGCGGGATGCGAAGGGGATGGGCGTGGAGGTGGCCGTACGGGCTGCGTTGGAGAGCGCGCCCAGGAGGGTTCTGGCCACCTACCCCTCCTCACGTCACCGGTCGCCGTAGCACCGCCAGTTCAGGACGAAGCAGCCGAGGCCAGCAGCGACGAGACCAGCGATCAGGTGCCACACCATGGCGGCACCCGACAACAGCATGATCCCAGTCATGTCAAGCAGGATCGGCATACTCCTATTCAGGGTTGCTTTCCACCTGCGCCTACGATCCCTCATGCGCGCCTTAATGCTGGTCACAGCCACCTCACCCTCGTACGGGCGCCGCTGTAGAAAGCCAACAACAGCGCGTCTGCGTTGTCCGGGCTGCGACCGAGCCGCTTCCGGATCTCGTCCTTCGGCTCGACGAAGATGCGGCCCTGCGCATCTACCTCCCACAACGGCTCCAGCAACTGGGCGACCGTCGTGTCTGCGTTGTCCATCGCGGACAGGTCCCAGCCCTGCCGCTCCGACAGGCCGCGGCCGATCTCCCACCAGATCTCCGCCCGCAGGTTCTTGAACTTGTCCGGCTGCGACGACTTCTCGCCTACGTTCACGCCGATGATCTGCGCCGCATGCTTGCCCTGAGAGGCGAGGTTCCGGAGTTCGCCGATCACGCCGAAGCCGATACCGATGGAGTCGACCTTGACCGCGGTCGCGCCCGACTCCTTGAGGGCTTGCAGCACGAGCGGGGCGATCTTCTCCGGCCGGTCCGTGTGAGCCCGCCACTCCCGGCCGGCGCGCCGGCCGCGGCGTTCGCGGATGACGGTCTCGTCTCCGCCGCCGCCGACGTCCACGCCGAGCTCGACGGGTTCGAGGTCCGCGGCGCTGGCCTTGGCCTCGGGGTCGATGCGGCACTTCGCGATGTCGGACGCGCGGACGACCTTGTTCGGGGCGTCCTCGCTGAACTCGCCGAGCACCTTGGACTTGTACAGCGGGTTGTCCTCGCCCCACTCGGTGGCCTTCTCCTCCACCCAGCCGCGGGACACAAGGGCCTGCGCCACATCGTTCGGGACCTGCTCGCCGGTGAGGTTCGGCGACTCGAAGGCGCTGATGCCGATGACGTGCCAGTTAGACCCGGGCTGGCAGACCTTCCGGAAGTGGGAGGCCGGGTTGTCGGGGTTGCCGATCGCGAGGATCCGGCAGTCGGTGTTCGTGGTGAGCGCGTCGGCCGCGACCCATAGCTGTCCGGGGATGCCGCACGCCTCGTCGAGGATGACCAGCACGTAGCGGGCGTGGATGCCCTGGAACGCGGACTCGTCGTGGTCGGCGGGCTTCCGGCCGAACGCGACGAGCTCGTCCTCCATGTGCCATTCGGTCTGGTTGACCCGGCCGGCGAGCTGGCCGCGGCGGTGGACGCGACGGATGTATCGCCAGAGGATGGCGCGGACCTGGGCGAAGGTGGGCGCCGAGGTGACGACGAACGCCTCCCCGGGCGGGTGGGTGTCGAGCCACCAGGAGGCGACGAGGGAGGCGGTGTGGGACTTGCCGACGCCGTGACAGGACCGTACGGCGGTGCGCCGGTTGTCGCGGACGCTGAGCATGATCTCGCGCTGCTTCGACCAGACGACCTGCCCGAGCCGTTCCTGAACCCAGCCGACGGGGTTGTCCTGGTACAGGCGCGTGCGCTGCTTCAGGTTGCGCCGGTCGACCTTCCGTTGCAGCTGGTCGCGGATCAGCTTGAGGGCTGTCGTGTCGCCGGCTCGGACTAGCTCCTGGATCTGCGCCTCGACCTGGTCACGCGTCGGTGTCGTCACCGGTGTCCTCGGGCTCCATGGCCGTGTCGAGGAGCTTGCCGATCTCCCGGCCGAGCTTCTCGGCGTCGACGCTGACGCGGGAGGGGGCGTCGAGGCCGAAGAGCTTGCGGTAGGACTCGCGGATCTGCCGCATCTCGCGCACCGCGGCGAGCCGGGGGCCGTCGTCGAGGATGGGCTGGCCCGTGTCGTCGGTCACGACTCGGCCGTGGGACACCATCACGTGGTCCCGCTCCAGGATCTCCATCGCGGACACGAACAGGTCGTCCAACTGGGCAGCTTCGGTGGCGATGAGCTCCTGGCCGGCCTGCTGGAGCGCGGCCTTGCGTGCCTTCTGGACGGCGCGCCAGACGTCGCCGCGGTTCGAGTAGCCGGTGGCTTCCGCGAGTTCCTGGTATCTGATGCCGGGGTGGTTGGCGAGGTAGCGGGCGGCGTTGGCGGCTTTCTCGTCGGCGTAGATGTCGCCTTGGTAGTGGCCTTTGCCGTTGCGTGCTTGGCGGTTGCGGTCGCGGTCGCCTGGGGCGCGTTTGGGGGTGTCGTCGGTGGCCACGGCGCCCTCCCCTTGCTGGTGTGGTTACTGGTTGGCGTGCTTTGATGGTAACGATGCGTGCAACCGGGGTGGCGGCTCTGACGGCGGCGCGCATGACGGAGGCCCGTCTCCCCGCGCTGGGCGTAGCGCAGGTTGAGACGGGCCTCTGTGGTGCTCGGGGTCAGTTGACGGGCCAGAGGAAGACGGCGGGTACGGCGTCGTCCGGGGCCTCGCTCCAGTCGTCGGGCTCATCCTCAGCGAGGCGCTGCTCCTCGGTGAGGTAGCGCTCCCCACTCCACGTCGTCTCAGCGCGGTACATGGCGTGCTCGGCCTCGACGAGGGGCGAGAAGCCGTTGCCTTCCGCGTCCTTGGCCAGGACCACGGGGGTGTCGTCGGGCAGGTGGTCGAGCTTGGCGAGAGCGGCGCGGAGGTCTGCGAGGCGCACGGCGGGTTCCTTTCGGTGGCGGTGGGTTGAGCGTATGGCGGGGGTCAAACAGCGGGTCAGAAGTCCGTTCCGGGCACCGCCTCGTCCGGCCGCTCGTCCACGGAGGTGCACACGGCGCACTCGTGGTCGAACTCCGTCGCCTCGTGGCACAGGCGGATCTCCTCGGCGGTGAACTCAGCAGGCATCGGCTTCTCCTTCAACTTCAGGGCAGTCGGACAGGTGGTACTCGCCATCGGGCGGACACGTGCACTCCGGAGTCTCGGGCTGCGAGCAGCCCGGTTCGTGGGGTGCGGCGGCGCAGCAGCGGGAGCAGTCGCAGTCCCGGGTGCGCGCGAGGAAAGGCGGCCGGCACGGGCCGGGGTGGTCGACGGGCGCCCACACGGGCGACGGGTTGGCAGCTTCCTCGGCCGCGAGGGCGTCGAGGCGGGCGCGGATCTGGCT